CTGCGGCCTTCCTCGGTGGGCTGTTCGCCGTAGACGTGGGTCAGCACCTTGTCGAGGCCGCCGCCGAACCAGTTGCCCGTCGTCAGCGGCGTGTCGAGCAGCCGCGCGATGGCACCGTCGGTTTCGGTGGCGGCGCCGATCATGTCTCGGAGGATCATGCGGGCCTGGGCGAGTTCGTCCTGGACGTGGCGCGTGTGGCGGATCTTCACCTCCTGCTGGGCGGTGCCCAGCAGCGAGGCTCGGAACGTGTTCGCACACACGATGATGTAGGAAGCCAGGCAACCGACGAGAGCGGTGGTGCCGTCATGGCTGGTGCCCAGGTTCAGGGCGTGGCCCCGCTCGGGCAGCCCGTCGAGGGCGTCGTCGTCGGGGATGCCCAGGGAGACGAACGCCAGGCGGCGGTCGCGCAGGGTGCCCGTCGAGAGGATCGGGACGGTGACGCCACGCTCGATACGGGCAGCCTCCTGGAAGACCTCTGCGAGGTCGGCCAGTTCCCTGTTCTGGACGATGTTGTACGCCTTCGTCGGGAAGTAGTGCGGCGCGTTGTCGCCGCAGGCGATGCCCTGGTGGCCTTCGATGATGGCGTCGCGAGGGATCGCGAGCATGTCCTGTTCGGCCAGGTCGTACAGGGTGTCTGCGGCGATCCCGTACCCGACCAGGTACTTGGCCAGGTCGGTAGCCCGTCGGACGTCGGCCACGGTGACTGACTCCACCTCCCACTGGTGGACGCCGAGCACGTCGTGTACGAGGGAGATGTCGAGCCCGTGGTTGTCCCAGTCATGGACGGTGCCCTGGCGGTGCCAGTTTCCCATCCCGCTGAGCGGGTGCCCTTCGGTTAGGACCACTCTGTCGGTCCCGTGGATCTCGTGTGCCATGTGGTGTTGCTCCTGTCTGTGTGGCGGGCGGGGTTGCCCGCACTGGGAGGGTACACCCAGACCCAACGGCGTTGCAAGTCATTCCCAGGAGAGCCCCAGCAGGGGCCAGCACGACGCGGTACGGTGGCACCGAACAGCCGAGGCCGGCATGGCCTGGCACGATCCCTGACCAGGGAGAAACGGAGAGGTAACGGTGGCGAAGACCCCGCTGCACATGCGTAACGGTTCGACCCCGCTGCTATGGACGGTACGTCCAGGGTTGAAGCGTGAACGCGGCCATGTCGGCACGGTAATGGCCGAGGTTCTGAACGGTCACCACCGCTACGCGGTGTGGTCGGTGTTCTCTGACGACGGCGTGGTGTTCGACGCCGTCTGTGGCATCTACTGCCACACCCTGCCTGAAGCCACGTCCGCGTGGGCGGAGCGGGCCCGCACCCTGGGAGGCGATGAGTGATGCTGCCGACGGCGAAGGTCACTGCCGCCTGCATGTCGAAGGGCTGCGACGTTGTCGACATCGTCGAGGTTGACCAGTGGGATTGGGAGGCGTACAGGACGGGTAACCGCAACGTGCAGGACATGTTCCCCGACCTGTCGGTCGAGGATCGGGAGGTGCTGATCGGGAACAAAAAGGGCTGGTACCTGTGCCCGACGTGCTGGGACCAGTCGTTCGAAGGGGAGGCGGACTGATGACCATGTTCGTTGCCATCGTCGGCAACTTCGAGGCGGGGTTGCGGGCCCTGGGCCCGTACGAGACGTTGGAGGAAGCGCGGGCGGTGCTGGCGGGCATGGACTTGGATGTCACGCTGGTGCTGCCCGTGCTCGACGAGCGGTCCCCTGACGGGATGACCCTCCTGGCGCTGGCTCGGCGCGGTCGGATCAGGTGGTGATGGGATGACGAAGCAGACTGAGAGTCGTGTGCGCCACGGCGTGAACGCCTACAAGAGAGGTAAGTGCCGCTGCGACGTGTGCACGAAGGCGAACACGGATTACGAGCGGATGCGGCGGAATAGGAATCGGAGGAAACTGCCGAGCATGGATGGTCTGGAGGATTGCTACACGCGTGAGGCGCTGCTGCGATGGAGGGAGGAACATGGCTGCTGAAGATGACTTCGGGGAGTTCGTCGAGGTGTTCTGCGACATGAATCAGTTGCGTCGGCTGTTCGCCAACCAGGGGATGGCGGATGCGGTGTGGGACTGGCGGCCTGGGCAGCGGTTGTTCAATGCCGTCGAGGTGGTGCGGCCTGATGTGGCCGCACGGATGCGTGGTACGCCGATGGACCCGTTCCACCATCGAGGGATTGTGCGGGACGAGGTGTGGGAGTGGCTCGAAGCGGAATGGGTAACGGGGCCGAAGGAGGGTGCTGCTGGGACAAACTGATGTACAGGTAGGGGGTACTAACGGTGCCCTACATGAGAGACAGGAGGCCAAGATGGCTACACCAACTAACCCAGATGGGGAGTTTCTCGACATCATCCCGCACGTCTCGACGAAGGTTCGTCGGGACTCGCTGCAATGGTGTCAGCGGGAACTACTCAACGTGCATGCACCGCTATCCGACATCGTCGCCAAGTTCGAGATCTATAGACACGAAGAACTGGCGGAGATCGAGAACAGGATTACGTTATTGTGCGACACGATCGACCGAATCGGGCGGGGAAGATGGGGTCAGTGACAGACGTCGACATCTGCCCAGACGTCGTTTCTTTCGGGAAGGAGATGCAAAGATTCCTAGATACTTTCGACGGGGATCATGTCTCCATTCTTGAACATGCGAGAGACATCTCGCACAACCTGGAACGGCTGAAGATGGTGGCGGCGTACGTCCGACGGCAGGCGATGCTGGATGCCCACCTCGACCTGGGTAACGGCGCTGAAGTTGGGCGCCTGGCTGGGGTCGGGAGGGTCCGCAGTCACGAACTGCTGCACCGCGCCACCGACGAACGGATGCGGAACGCATCCATCGAGAAGATCGCTGAGTACGCGATCTCTGACCTGTACACCTGACCCTGGGGGCGGGCCCCCCTAAAGGGGGGGCCCGCCCCACTATGGGTCATGGGGGGTGCTTGACTTGGTGTCGCACCCGTGTGCCATACTGGAGCCCATGATCGAGATCCCCCTCCGACAGTCATGGCTGAACACCGTTGTACGCTGCCCCGAACAGGGGCGCCAGGAACGGTACGAACTGGTCGCCACCAGGAACACCAGCGACATGCTCCGTGGCAACCTCGTCCACGCAGCCATCGAGTTCTGCGGGAACTCGATGCTGCATGATGGGCACATCCCCGACCTGGCTGACCTCATGGAACACATGGACGACTGTACGCCTGCTCTTGTTTCCGAAGTTGCAGAATGGCGGCACGACTTCGAAAAGGTTATTGATGCAGCCCGCATCAATCTCGAAGGCTGGTATAACGATTACCTTCCGACGTTGGATACCCCCACTGGGGTTGAAGAAGACTTTCGTGTGACCCTGGATGAACGAGACGGCGTGCGTCTCGTTCTCCACGGTACTGCCGACTGGAAGCAGCCGAACCTGTTGGCGGACTGGAAGAATCCCAGCCGCGAGTACACGCCGTGGGAGCATCGGCGCTGGAACCTTCAGGCGAGCGTCTACTGCTACGCCTTCGGCATCTCTGACTTCCGCCTGGTGGCGCTCGTTGGTGGTGCCGTCCAGGAGATCAAGATCGAACGAACCGACGCCGATCATGAGGCGTTGAAGGATCTGTGCTGGTCAGTTGCTGAACTGATCCAGTCGGATCTCAAGGTCTGGCCGATGCATTGGGACGGGTGGCATTGCTCACCGAAGTGGTGTCCCGTGTGGCAGGCTGGAGAATGTCGAGGGAAACACCTCGGCCAGAGCCCCTGGTAGGGGAGGAGAAACAGATGCAAGATTCAGGCACGACCGTGTCGGTCACCTTCACACAGAAGGTTTCCGAAGCGCCGTACGAGACGGCGGACTACACGTTGACGATCAGTCGGACCTATCCCGACTCGTTCACCGAAGACGCCATCTCCAGCGAGGTGGAGTCGATGTTCCACGACGTGAAGATGGAGGTTCTCCGTCAGGCGGGTCAGGAGTTCACCATCGGGGAGGATGAGCGCGTAATGCGGACGCTCAAAAGCGGCGTTTCCAGGCCTGCTGCTGGTGCGAGCCCCGCGCCCGCCGCGCCCGCTCCCAGTGGGGGTCCGACGCAGCAGAGTGTCCAGGCCGCACCCCAGCCTGCCCCTCAGCCCGCCGCACAGCCCTCTGGAGCGCCGATGAGCCAGAAGATCTACCCCAGGACCGACTTCTGCCTCGGCAAGAGCGCAGACGAGCGTCAGGCCGCCTGGAACCTCCTGGCGTTCCAGCCCGCAGAGTGGGCAGCCGACGAGGGCGGCACCATGAAGGTGTACGACGTGAAGGAACACGCCGACGGCACCACCGACCAGACGAAGACGGGCAAGAACTTCCCGAACTTCTCCGTGAAGGCGGAAGCACTCCAGCGCATCGGAGTCGGTGTCGCCAGGGACGTCGGCCTGTGGATCAACCCAGGTGACTCCAACGTGCCGCTGAAGGTGTGGGACGTCGCCGCAGGCCAGTCCCAGGCGCAGGCCGTCGACTTCAAGTGGGAGTCGCGGCGGGTCGAACTCCAGCAGTACGCCTACGGGAACAGGTGACGGGTGAACAACCTGTAGCGTTGGATGAGGCGGAGATCGAAGCCCGACTGCAAGGCTTTGATCTCCGCCCCGCCGACCAGCCCTACCGCTTCTTCCAGCCGACACACACGGCGGTCGACAGGTGGGTGGAATACGCTGCGGGAAGCCAAGACCGCTTCTTCCTGGGGCTCAAAGAGATCGACAACAAGATGCGAGGCGTCTGGCCCTCCGACGTTCTCGTCGTCACGGGCCGCGCACACAGCGGCAAGTCAGCGGTGCTACTCTCCGCCATCGCCAAGAGCCTCCACGAAGACCCTGACTTCAGGGCTGTGATCTTCACCCCAGATGAGCCAGAGACGCTGGTCGTCTCGAAGTTGTACGCCTTGCTGTACCTCCAGAACCTGGCTGACGTCGAGGAAGGACTCCAGGCCCGCGACCCCGCCTACATCCAGCACATCAACGACGCAAAGGCTCTACTCGACAGAGTCAAGATCTTCCCCACGGCACTCCCCTTCAACGAGATGAGCATCGCCCTAGCCGAATGCGAAGACTTCTGGCAGATCCGCCCACGCTTCGTGATGATCGACTTCCTCGAACAGTTGCCGATGGCATCAGGCTACGAGGGAGTCTCATCCGTGCTGAAAGGCGTAAAGGAATGGGCAGAAACAGAGAACCTCCCCGTCGGGCTCGTTCACCAATCAGGTAAGAGTTCCACCAGGGGCTCGTCACGCGGCATGGACGACGGCAAGTTCAACGCAGACGAATACGCCATCCTCCAGTTGAACGTGTTCCGCAAACGTGACCTGGCGAAACTCGACGACTCCGAACGGCGCATCCACTCCGTATCGATCAGTCTGGATCTATGCAAGAACAAGCGGCCACCATGCCACATCACCAACCCGCCGATCGACTACTTCATGGATCCGCACTGCGGCCTGGTCCGCGAATACTACTCATCCGACATACCAACGGATGACCGATGGTTGGGCTGACCGACACCCACGTCGAACGGTTCGCCGCCCTCCACGAGGGCGGCAGAATCGCCCTGGATCAGAACGGCATCACCCCGTACGTCGACTCCGAAGGACTACCCATCGCAGCCGAAGGAGAACCGTACGTCGACGCCATCCGCGTCCACCTGGACGAATGGCCGCCCATCGGCGTGTACCCGCTGTTCCGCAAGGAACACCAGAGAACCAACGAGTGGATGGTCAACTGGCTCGCCGTCGACCTCGACGAAGGCGAACCAGATCTCATCCACGCACGCAACCTGCAACTACTGCTAAGCAAGTTCTCCATCACCGCCTACATCGAACAGTCACGTTCCAAGGGCTACCACGTCTGGGTGTACCTGCGTCGCCCCGTGCCAGCCATGCTGGGCCGACAGGCCATGCTGGCGGCATGCTACCTCGTAGACGTCCCGACCAGGGAGGTCTACCCGAAGCAAACAGAACTGGAGGGGAAAGGGTTCGGGAACTGCTTGCGGCTCCCGTACCCCGCCAGTAGGGATGGAAGGGGCCCCGCCCGTCAGCGAATGGTCAACGCTGACGGGCGGGCCATCCCGCGTCAGGACTTCATCGACGAAGCATGGGAAACCAGAGCGACACCGTTCGTTCTCCACCACCTCCACTCCCTCCACCAGGAAACACACGACCAAAAGGTAAACGACTACCTCGACTCCGAAGGGATCGGCGCCATCCAAGGCAGGGAAGGCGACGGATTCCGCTACATCGCACGCGAGATATGGGACGGCAACATCCAGGAAGACCGCTCCGCAGCCATGTACGCCTTCGCCTGCTCACTGTTCCGACAGAGATACAGCGGCACAGCCGTACTAGAATGGCTGGGACTGCTCGATGAGCGGCTCGGCAAGTTCGTGGGGAGAGCAGACCGTGACCAGCGGCTGACAGAACTGGTAGCAAGAGCGAGGTCAGAAACCACAGAGGGATAGCAATGGCACCCAACCCACAGTCCTACAAGTTCGTCGTCAAGGAACGCCCCAAGGCCAAGGGCAGACCCAGGTTCGGCCAGGGCCGCACCTACACGCCCAAGGGCACGATCGACGCTGAAGCGTCGATCGCTGCAGCGTACAACGGCCCCAAGTTCGAAGGCCCAGTGTCAATGTCGTGCGTGTTCTCCCCCACCCGCACGACAATCACGATCACGCCGCTGGAAGTGGATACATCGACCCTGCGGGGCGATGTATCCAACTACCTGAAACTCGTAGAAGACGCCCTCAACGGGCTCGCCTACGATGACGACCGCCAGGTGCATCGCCTGATCGGTCGGAAGCAGTGAAGTTCAACGAACAATCGTTTCCCCAACGCATGGAACGAATGGGAGACGAGGCCGAAGGAGAGTTCGAACGCCATAACGCCAACTGGTTGCGCTACGGCTTCAACAGACCCAACTTCCCCATCTACGTCTTCCCCGACGTCATCCGCTACACCCCCGATTACATCCAAGGCGCACCACAACCCCGCCTCGTCGAGGTACTCGGCATGGGCCGCAACGGCCTGAAACTCAAACTGGAGAAGATCAACGCCCTGGCGGTATGGAACTCCTTCATGCCTGTCTGGTTCTGGATGTGGTCAACCCCTAAACAGGACTTCTCGGAGATGCCGTACCAAGACCTGGTACGCATCATCAACAAGGAAGACGTTCCCCTCGGGAAGTTCAGTGAGGGCAAAGCCTACTTCAACATTCGACCGTCGCTCCTTACTTGGAACGACGGCGATGGATAGGCCAGCATCAGGTTCATCTCCCGTCGACCCGTCCATCATGGACGCTGCGACGTCAGGGAAAGCGAGACGCCACCACTTCTCCAGACGCCCAGGCACGATGATCGAAGCAGTCATGGGGGCAGCACCAGGCGCCACCATCGAAGAAAGCCTGGAAGAACAGGATCTGATCCGTGAACAGGTCGCAGACGCCCTGGAGGCGCTCGACGAGGACGACGTCTGGATCTTTCACATGATCGCCAACGTCGGCCTCAGCATCCGTTTCGTCGGAGCGATCCTGGGAATCCCCAAGAGCACGCTACACAGGCGCTACCACCGCATCAGAAGGGATCTGGCGGTAGACCTGCTCCGCCACCCAGAGATTCAGGAACGTCTAGGATTCATCGAAGTCTGACGAACCAT